TAAGTAACTGATTATAAGGGCATTAAGATATTGATAGGTAAAGTGCCATTTTCTTTGATAACCATACAACCTATTGCTGGCTTCTTACCAGCCTTAGCATAAGCCATAGCATAACTTTCGTGGTCTATACCACAACCTACTTGACTACCAAAGATACGGTACTTTTGACCTACATACCATTCTGTATAGGCTTGTGTGTGTAGGTGTCCTTGTACTGTATTCATCATATCGGCTCTGCATTTAGTTCTTGCAGTACCAGCTTCACCGTGAATATATTGCACATCGTCTTTAACATAGCGTTCTACAAAATCCCATTTAGGCACTTCTAAGACATCTTTGTAGCTTTTAATCCACTTACTAGGTATTGCACTCGTTTGTGCCTTACGCATTATTATACGGTCGTGATTGCCTATTATTACAGTTGCGTGTTCAAAGGCTTCATACCATTTAGCTATTTTAGATATTGCTAAATCAAGTTCATCACCACCACCCATACCATTAGCATCTGTTTCGTGATAGCTTGAATAGTGGTTATCTATAACATCACCTATAAAAACTACTTCTGTGCAGTTATGATTGTGGTATTGTTCTATACAAAACTCTAAATATCCATCTAAACAAAAAGGTTCGTGTATATCGCCTATTACTAAGACGTTGTTGGTTTTGTATTTTCTGTAATTTAAAAGTAAGGCTTCTTCGTCAGGCTTTAATCTGTAACGATTGTTTGACATATACTATTTTTTAATTTTTTCTAACCCTCTTGAACCGAAGTATGCACCTATAACAGTAATTAAAACTATCTGCAATAAATCCACCCATTTATCTTCTACGACAAATTCTATTACTCCAGCATCTATAAATATAAGCAAAGTAGTTGAAACTACAAGCCAACCTAATACTAAAGGTCTAATTGACTTAGATAGCCAACTATCGCTTTGCATATCTGATTGCCAACGCTTTGTAACCTCTTGTTCTATTACCACTTTGTTTTCGTTGAGTATTTTCTCAAACTCATTTTTAAGGGTTAATTTTTCTTCTTGCGAAGTTACGACCTCATCTATTATATTAGAAGCATCGCCTAAAAGTTTTGAAAAGATTGATGTTAATAAAGCCATATAGCATTGGGTTTATCGTGGTCTAAGTCCGTGTGTATGAATGACTTAGCTATTCCTATACGTCTAAAACCGACTTGTATAAGTGCAGTTAAAATTCTTTCTCTATGTCCACTATTATCACAAGATATATCAACTGCCAAACCTTTGATATGACTTGAACCTACTCGACCACCTACATCTAAATTGTGTTGTGGTGTTCTATATCCACTTGTTATTATAAAAGGTACACCAGCTAATTCTCGTGCCTCATCTAATTTATGTAAAAATTCTAAATTCATCTTACCACCATCAGTAGTAGGTAAGCCACTACCCTCTAAAGATGGGCAGTCAAATTCTTCAAAATCAAAATGTTTTAACATTATTTTTTGCTTTTAATAAATTCAAGTATAATATTAAGTTTTTCTTTAACTTCGTTCATTTGCTCGTGAAGTATTTCGTGCCTTTTTTCAAAACCTACTTTTACTTCTTTAATAGAAAAAAATGTGAATTGATACAAAGCATATAAAGCACCAACAAGCAAAACCATTGATAATCCATATTGTTGTATTAATTCAAATACTTGTTCCATTATCTGCCCTGTCCTTTGTATTTAGACTTAAACCCTACTTGACCTTTAGAAGCGTTCTTAGAGTGTCTGTTAGGTCTTTTTTTAGTAACCTTTTTACGATAAGTTCCACCTAATATCTTTGCCATTATTTTCTTTTTCTATATGAAATGTATTTATCTAAGGTGTATATAATAGATACACATAACAGTACAATTTGCAGTACTTGTTCTACATCAGTAAAGCTAATCATTAAGCTAACACTATTTAGCCCTATTACATCTGCGTTTTGACTTACTAGATTTTTCATTTTCTTTTTTATCTAAATAGCTTTTTAGCTTTGTTATGTTTTCTTGCTTAATTTTATATATCGAAACTTGCATCTAAGAAACTTCTAAGTGTTATTCTATTCTTTTGCTCATCTCTATCTAATACTATACCACTAAAATAAGTGCTTTTAGTAGGTGCTAAATCACCGTTACTGTTAGTATTATATTCAGGAAATAAATGGTTATTGTTGCATAGATAATCTACTAACCTTGTTGCGTAATATTCAGCAGTATTGCTTACTATTTCTCGCATATACTTAATATCTTCTAATGAAGCTGGTGTAGATGTTTCAGATATTTTACGTACTATATCTTTGTTCATTATTTTGTATGATAAAAAAGGTAAACACTCATACAAAGCGTAATGAATTAGTACAGGTTGTATATAGTCATCAGTAAATGTTTTGTAGTTACCTGTAAGCGTATCAGCAGTTATATCTGCTTGTATCTTATCATACAAGTCAGTACCTAATAACTGATGTATATGAATATCTTGTGCTACCTTGATGTATGGTAGCAATAACTCTACATCTACATTACCATTAATAGTAGTAGATTTCTTTATAGTGTCCTCACTTACAAATAATACTGCCATAGTTTATATATTAAAAGTCTATGTTATACATAGATTTAATTTTATTAATTACTGTTGTCTTATTTTTTATTTCAATTTCTGCTGACCTAATTTGATTTATAGTTCTTTGTGGTAAATCTACACCTAAGTCTTTAGCATCAGCCTCAAGTTTCTTGCCAATTTTTAAAACTTTCTCATAATCATTTTTAAGTTTTTTTGTAGCTACTTCTGCTTTTCTTAAATCATCTATTAAATCATTTGATACTCTTATATCTCTGTCTATAATTTGTCCAAAATCATTATCAAAATCATCTATACTACCTAATTCTAATTTATGCGTGTCTAGTTCTATACCATTGAATAGTTTACCTAGTGCTATGTTTAATTCTTTATTGTTCATTATATATTGCTTTTTACGTTTCTTAAATCAGTAATTGCTTGTCTATGTTTTTTTAATACATTTTCAAAAGCACTTTGTAGTTGACTTCCTCTTTTGACATAATCATCTGCACCTAATTCTTTTGCTTTTTCAATAGCTGAATTAGTTAATTTTATAGCATCTTCTAATGAACGAGTTGTATCTGCTAAATCTGATAAAGCACCCATTACATTTTTCATAGCTGAGTTACTTTTATCTACTGCTTTATCTCTTAATTTCATAGCATCATCTAACATAGATAACTCTATCTTTTCAGACTTTAGGTTTAGTCTGTTTTGTTCTTCTTTTAAATTGTTAAAGTAGTTCATTTTAATATCCTTTTTTATTTACAAATCCATTTTTAGGCATACGCTTTGGTGCAACAGGTACTTCTTGCTCGTTAGTTTCAGGCTTAAACCCTAAACTTCTTGCTTTAGTAGTTGTTACTATCTTATCTGCACTACTAGGTCTTTCACCAGCTTGTAAGTAGATACGTCTAAACCATTTATGATGGCAATTACCTCCACCTTTAAACTTCCATATAGAATATGTATCTGCACCATTTAAACCCCAACCTTTATTAACAGGCATTGTACCCATTTTTATTATATCTTCTTTACGATATACTTTGTTTGCAGCTTGCATTTTTCTACAAAACTCTCTTTGTTCACCACTCTTGCGTGTTAAACCTTTATCTTCTGTATAAACGTAACGTACTCTAAACTTAGTTTTGTGTGTTTGTGTACTCACACCGTCTTGTTCAGATTTAGCGTTAGGTATTGCTCTACCTGTACTAGCTAATTCTAATTTTTCTAAGTTATATTCAAAATCAAAATCTTCGTGTTCGCCTTCTGCATCTTCTTCGTCTATCAGTTGCCAATTATCTAAATCTTCATCTTCACCAAACTCCATTAAAAACTTATCTAACTCTGTATATTCAGCTAGGTTTTGTTCTTCGGCTACTGTTTCTTCATCAACCTCTAATGGCTTATATCCTAACTCTTCTCTTATTTCGTCTTGTGTTAATACTTCTTTAAGTGTATCAGCATCAAACATAGAATTAAGTGGTTTAACGTCTTGTATGTAAATTGGTATGGCAATACCATTTATTGATAAAAGTTTCTTAAACGTCTTTAAAATGGTGTTTTGAAAGGGTTTTACTACACTATTCATATATAACTCGTATGCTTGTAGTAATTCATTACGACCACCCAACTGCCCTTCTGTTTTAACACCTAATAGCATAGGGCTTGTTACTCTGTGTCCTATCATTATGTTTTGAATACATAACTCATTTAATACAGTATATTGTTTATCTGCATCAGATACTTGTATAGGTATAATTTCAGGTTTACTATTAGCATCATCACTAAAAGTAAGTACAAACTTACCAGCATTATT